ATAATAACGACTATATCACACACCAGTGCGATTTCATTGCAGATAATTTAACAGATATATTTGAAGACCTTAGAGTGGCTCACGAAAATTTTAAACGCTTGTTCCCCAATGAAGACTCTACGTGGGCATATTCTAAATATAATATATTTGCTCTAACAGCGCCTTCAACAAATTTTTACAGAATTTTTTCAGAACTACGCACAGTTATTAGATCGCAATTGGGTTGGGACAGACCGCTGTGGATCGAAGCTTGGTTAAATTTTCACACAGCAGATCAAGTTTTAGATTGGCATCATCATGATTTTGATCATCACGGTTACATATCTATCGATCCAAAGAATACAAAAACAATTTTTGAAAGTTATGAAATAATAAACAAACCCGGACAAATTTATTTTGGTCCCGGGCATAGGCTACACAAAGTTGAAGTTCTAGAACCTTTTGAAGGCGTAAGGACCACCATCGGTTACGATGTTCACACTATTCCTAATAACAGTTTTATTAGAGATTATGTCGAACGACCATTTATGAATATGAGTTTAATTCCGTTGCCATGAAAAAGAATCTTGAAGACTTTGTTAAGGTGTATAATTTAATTGATAGCACAATCTGCGATCGAAGTGTTAATGCTTTAAACAATTTAAATTGGGAACAGCATAGATTCTACTCAACTAACGGATTAATTGACAACGGAAAAGAGCCGTTTGAATGCCATCAGCATATAGACACTACTCAGGATTTACAGAAATCTATTTGGAACGCTCTAAAAAAATATATTTTAGAAGATATTAATTTTCCTTGGTTTCCAGGATGGCAAGGTTTTAGCAATTTAAAATTTATAAAATATATAGAGGGTTGTGAAATGGCCAACCACTGCGATCATATTCATAGTCTATACGACGGAATTAACAAAGGAATTCCTATCCTTACTATTATTGGATTGTTAAATGATGACTTCGATGGCGGGGATTTGATCATGTTTGAAGATACAAAAGTTCCTTTAAAGAAAGGCGATATTGTAATATTTCCTTCTGTATTTTTATTCCCTCACAAAATTGAAAAAATAATAAAAGGAACTCGTTATTCAGTGGTATCATGGAGCAACTAATGGAAGATGTTGTTGTTATAAAAAATGCAGTATCTGCAGAAATTTGCAAATTTACAGCCATCGAATACGAAATTTTTGAACAAGGATATAAAGCTCTATATCCAGGCAGTGACGGATCTGACATGTGCCAAAATAGCTTTGCTAGATATGCACCTTTGCCCTTTGAAACGCTATCTCTATATCTGTTGCCTTTGATAGAAAAACAAACAGGATTAAATTTATATCCTACATATTCTTATGCAAGAATATATTACACTGGTTCGGAACTAGAAAAACATAAAGATAGAGAAAGTTCAGAAATAACAGTTTCTATTTGTATAGAAAAAGATAATGTAGACTGGCCTTTGTTTATTAAAACTGATAACGGAACACAGCACGAAGTAAACTTAGATCAAGGAGACTTGGTAATTTACAGCGGACGAAAGCATTCTCACTGGAGAGAACCTTTTCAGGGGACTAAGCAAATACAGGCATTTTTGCAATATGTAGATGCTAACGGAAGCTCAAGTTGGTTAAAATGGGATACTAGACCAGCACTAGGATTACCTTTTGAATTTACAGATCAGCGCATACAAAACGAGATCAAAAGAATAGCCAGTGTAAGAGATATACCCAAAAACACTGGCTTGTAAATTTAGCTTGGATTTTCTACTTTCATCGGACCGGCTACAGTTCTGCCGTTTCCGTGACGCTCTTCAAAAATTTTCTGTGCTTCTTCTCTACTTTTAGCTTCACAGAAATCTTCTTCTACAGCTAAAGTTCCTGCTGGTTCAGCTTTTCTTAAAATCATTTTATAGGTAGGCATGTTTATCTCCTTACAGTAAGTATTTATGCTGTCCTTTGGATCCACTCGTCAATCGTCCAAAAAGGAGCGACAAGATCCCTATAACGGGCTTCGTTAATATTTAGCACCTTTTCTCCTATTGGCAGTGCTTTTTTATGTAAATTTGCTAGGGTCTGATGATTAAACACTTTTAACCCTTGTAATACCATTAACCATGCAGTGGGACTATATCCATGCAACCAGGGCTCGCCCTTTGTGCCGTTAAAATAATCAGCCCACTGGTCTAATTTTTCTTTGAGAGTTTCTGGAATTCTAAACGAGTCGTTACCGTGACTTTGCCAAAATTCTGTATCTCTACGATGTCCTCTATAATGCAATGCTAGAAAATCTTTTATATCTTCAGTAATATTCCAAATTCTAAGATTAAATCTCTCCATGCGCTCTTGTCTCAAGAATGTATTACTAGGTTTCCAATGATCTTGTAGACAATATAAACTTTCAATAATAACAGCTACACCGTTGGCTTCCAATGGTTCTAAAAATCCACTACTTAATCCGATAGCAATAACATTATTGCGCCATGCGTTTTTCATCATGCCGGGAGTAAATTGAAAATTTGCGATAGGTTCAATATGCTCACCGAACTCTTGGCGTGCTTCATCTAGTGCTTGATCTAATGTTAAATGATCTGGATCGTAAATGTAGCCATTTCCTGATCTGTGTCTAATATTAATATTCCAACTCCAACCGTATTTCATTGCCGTGGCATTTGTAGTAACACAATAGCAAGGTTTGTCCCACCATGCTACTACAGCTCTAGCAGGAAAATAATTTGAGTAATCGACAACAGGTTCATTCAATACTTTACCTAATAGCAATCTAGCAAAACCTGAGCAATCAAAAAACCAATCTGCAGATAAAGATCTATTACCTTCTAAATTAATAGATGCTATATCTCCGTTTTCTTTTAATGTAGAATGCGTATATACTCCTTCTATTAATTTTATTCCTCTAGACAATGCTATTTCTTTAAAATATGCGGCGGCTCCTCTACTTTCAAAGTGCCACATAGGGACGCAAGGTAAATCAGACTCCGCTCCAAAAGGAACTTTTTGATTTTTTATAAACTGAGTGGCATAAAATGCTCTTGCGATAGGAATATCATTAGCGACAATAGTTTTTAGATATAGATCTTTTTCTTGCTCGCTATTCATTATTGAATATAATGTTCCTAGACTCAATTCTTCTTGAGGAGCTGTTCTTACATATTCAGTCCAACCGTCGAGCCATGGAGCATAATCAGTTTGAAGAGAATGTATGAATTCTGTTCCTACTCCGTTCCAGTTTTTAAAATATCCTCCTACTTTAGGAGTAGCATTTACTTTGCGAATGAAATCATTAGAATCTATTTTCAAATGTTTTAATAGGCTAACAAATGTTGTAGTTCCGCTTTCTCCTGCTATAATCGGAGGCTGGTTAGGGTTTTCAACTACTGTAACATCAACATCTGGGTAGTTCCTATGTAAAAATAATGCAGTCAGCCATCCGGCAGTCCCGCCACCTAGAATGATTGCTTTAGAGTTTATATGTGAGTTCATCGTATCTTTCTTTTAATCTGTTAATTGCTTCTCTATGAGTAAACACTTCGACTTTTAAATTTTCAGTCTGCTTTGCATCTGCTATGTTGTGCTTGGATAAATCTGTATATTTTCCGAGGTGTTTTTCGTATTTCTCTTTAATTGCTGTATGATCAAACATTCTCAAACCGTGCATGACTTGAGCATAATTCAAATGACTGAATAATATTAACGGCACGTTAAAATAATATCCGTTAGGGAAAGTTTTCTTAAAATAATCTAAATATTCTCTATTAAACTCTGTTTTAACAATTTCATTTTTACACCAACGCCAAAACTCTGTGTCATTTCTTTCTGTGAAATAGTGCAGCTGAATAAAATCAACAATATTTTCTGCAATTTTAGACATGTGATCGTTGTATCGTTTAGCAGTTAAATCTTCACCTCGTTCGTAAAAGAAAATAGAAGGAGTTAAAATGAAACATTGCTGTATGGTAGTTCCGATACTAGAAGCTTCTAAAGGTTCGACAAATATGCCGCTAAGGCCTACTTGCACACAATTCTTTATCCAAAATTCTTTAACATAACCTGCTCCGAATTTAACTTTTCTGCCAATTTTTAATTCGTCTGAAATGTTAAGATTGTCTTTATAATGTTTAGAAACTTCAGCATATGCTTGGTCTTCATTTATAAAACTGTCGCAGAATACATACCCGTTACCGTATCGTTCTTGTGTGGGAATACGCCATACCCATCCGCTACCTAAAGCAGTTGCTTCTGTGTATGATGGAATGTCTTCAGTATATCCTGTAGGGAATGCTATAGCAGAATTCATAGGCAATTGATCTGTGCAATCCACCCATTGTGTTCCTAATGCAGTTCCTATTATTCTTCTAAATCCACTAGAGTCTATGTAAAAATCATAAGCATGTGAATTTCCTTGTTTGTCTTTAAGCTCTTTTACATAGCCTTGATTGTCAAGAATTACCTGTTCAACTTCTGTATCTACAAAATTAATTCCTCGTTCTCTGCATTTTTTGTGTAAGAAATCATTAAGTTTAAATGTATCAAAATGATATTGAGCTAAAATATCATGCAGCGGCTCTACATGACGACTCTGTTGACTCAAAGCCCACGACGTATCTAATGGATCTAAATTTTGACCTGCCATATAAATCCATGTAACTGGCAATCCGCTTTCTTTAGAATGATGACCGTATTGCTCACTAATACTGTGAAAATAGCTAGTCTTATCTCCGTGCCAGTCTGTGAATTTGATACCAATTTTAAATGTAGCACCACATTCTCTAATTAATTCTGGAACAGAAATTCCTACATGTTCGATAAATTTTTTCCAGTGCTCTGTAGATCCCTCACCTACACCGATGATACCTATTTGACTAGATTCAATTACAGTTACTTTTAATTCTGGATAGGCGTGTTTAAGCATTAGTGCAGATACTAGTCCGCTGGTTCCGCCACCTACTACACACAGTGAGTCTATCATGATTTATATTCCAATACAATATTGCTTAGTTTTTTAATATGATTAACAGCTTCTCTACAGGTCAGCCATCCGTCGATCGGTTCGTGTTCTATTTGGCTGAGTATTTGTTTATATTCGTCTTTTTTATGGCTGAAATGTTTTTCATATAATATTTTGATACTAGCTATGTCAAACATTCTAAGACCGTGCATTACTTGAATCCAGTTTAGGCAGTCGTAGATTCTAAAATTACTCATCAACCCGTCTTCTGGTAACAGAGTTTGATTTACAAAATTTTTCTTAAAATTTTCAAGATTTTCTTTGTTAAAATCTGTCATGGTCATTTCATTTTTGCACCAGCGCCAAAATTCTGTATCGTTTCTTTCTGTAAAATAATGTAACTGTATAAAGTCTAGAATATTCAACATCATATCATCAACTATACGATTATATTCTTTAATGGTTCCTGTATCCGACTTACTCCAGTTCCATAAAGACGGCACTAGCATTTGCAGTTGTTTAATTGTTGTTGATATACTGCTGGCCTCTAATGGTTCAACAAAGTTGCTGCTAAGACCAATAGATACACAGTTTTTAATCCAGGCACGATTAACTTTTCCAGACACATAATTGATCTTTCTACCTATATGAATAGTATCTTTAAAATGTTTTTGAATTTCGTCAACTGCCTGTTGCTCAGATATAAAGTTATCACTAAAAACGTATCCGTTGCCAAATCTATCCTGCACAGGACTGCGCCAATGCCACCCGGCGTCCATAGCTTTGGCTAATGTATAAGGTGGAATTTTTTCTTCGTAGGCTGTTTGAAAAGCAATGGCAGAATTTAATGGAAGATGTTTCGACCAATCAACCCAGTCGGCGCCTAGTTTAGATGATATCACACGTTTAAATCCGCTGCTGTCAATAAAGAAATCTGCAGAATACTGATTGCCTTGATCGTCAACAATTGCAGTAACAAATCCGTCGTTATCAATTATTGGTCCTGTGATTTCAGCATCAACAATTTTTATTCCTAAAGAACCACATTTTTTTTCTAAAAATGCATTTAATTTTTCACTGTCAAAATGAAATTGATAATAATCAGTTAGGGGTTCTCTAACATAACCCTGCATAGGTAGATCCCAGTGCATTTTATCACTAGGAATGCCGCCGGCAATCATGCCCATCATGTTATAAGGAGCGCCGTTGAAACTGTCCATCCATATTAAAAATTCTGGAAGACTGTGAAAGTAACTAGTTCCGTCACCATGCCAGTTTTCAAACTTAATACCAATTTTAATCGTAGCTCCGCATTCGTTGATTAAGTCTGTGATATTAATTCCCACAGCATCAGAGAATCGTCGCCAGTGTTCAGTTGAGCCTTCGCCAACGCCAATAGTGCCAATTTTTTTAGATTTAATCAAAGAAATATCTAACGAAGGCAATGCTGTTTTAAGATAAAGCGCAGCCATTAGGCCCGCATTTCCGCCACCTAATACTATAACGTCATTTATCATTGATTATCCTTAGTGTTGCTTTTGAATCTGTAGCGAGGTTATGATTAATTTTTCCATTGGGCAAACTGTTAAAACTAATAATATATCTATTTTTATCACCTAGATGAGGCAAACTGCTGTGATACATCCAACTAGGAAATAATACTAACTTACCCGGCTCCGCTGTTACTTTATAAAACGGGTTATAGTCATATCGTAATACTTCTAGTTGTGCCTGTGTTCTATGGATGACAGGATCTTCAAACTCTGTCGGAGAACCTTCACTGAGATAATACACAGCACTCCACATACTCATAGAATGTCTATGCACATTTTGAAACATTTGATACTCAGCAAGAGCAACGTTAAACCATGTGCTGGTAATTTCTAAACTGTCACAGTCATATTTCATGTGATCTTTAACAGAATTTAAACATTGATCGAACCAAGCAAACAATTCTTTAAATTCTGGATGATTTCTAAGATCTACAATCATACTAAGTGTAGAAGTTTTTTTAATTTCTATATTGTCTAACTTGTCTAATTGTGAAATTAGATGCTGATTATCAATATTAGGATTTTTAAAGACAAAAACTTCCGTGGGAAATAGCTCTAAAATTTCCATTAAAATTCTACCCAACCTGTTAAAAGATATTTTTCTCCGCTGAGTGGTGGATTACCTCTGTGCGTGTGAGTAAACCCAGCTGGCCAAATAACCAACGTTCCTTGTGTGGCCGGAATTCTAACTCCTTGGTATAAAAATTCTGTTTCACCACCTTGTTCGATAGTATTAAGATAGAGTCCCCAAGATAATACACGACCTGCACGTTCTAGGCTGTCCGACTCAAAATGCCAGATATGATACCCTTGTCCGGGCAGTGTTTTTTGTAATTTCATCATGCGCACCTGATGCTTGCTGGCTTCAGATAATATGCTGTAATGCTCTACGTATTGGTTGTAACAGTTCCAAAACCGATCCATAAAATATGTGATAAAACTGGTATCCGGAGTGAATCTTAGGCTCTGCTGTTCTAAAACAAATACCGCACGATCGTTCTTTTTATGACTCGGAGCATCGCCTATTTGGACACGACTATAGCTAAGGTTTAGCCCAGCCATAGCTTCGTAATGATCTATAAGAACTTGACATTCTTCTGGAGTCATTACACCGTCGAATACGGCAATATCTTTGTTTAAATCCATGGTTAAAATATCCTGTAGGGTATTTATGTGTGTAGTTTTTAGCCGAGTTTAAACCAGAACACCGTTTTTAACTCCGCGATAAATATATAATCATAATGGATTTTAAATATGGCGACAGATCGTAACCCTATTCTAGACAGCGTAAGAATAATACCCAGAGAGCAGGAATTCCTAAACAGAAAGGTAGGCTCTCGTGGAGAGATCTTTTACGACCGTGAAGATAACGCTTTAAGACTTTTTGATGGTGTTGAGCCCGGCGGTTTCGCCCTGCTAAGAGCAGATTTAACCAACGTTGAGGGAGTAATTGGAGCCCAGCCTAGCGCCACAGTTCCAGCTATAGCTCAGGTCGGAGCTATGTGGTTTAATACTACCAATGGTAGACTCTTTGTATACTACAACGATGGTAACAGCAATCAATGGGTGCAACCTACTTCTAGTTTTTATGATCAGCAAGGAACTCCTACTGCATTAGCATTTCCTGGTTCACCAACAGTCGGACAGACTGTTACTAACGGTGTAGATACTTGGGAATGGTCTGGCACTTATTGGGGTATTAAAAATCAAACAACTCTAAGTCTTACAGGACTTACAGTTTCTAATGTTATAGACGGACAAGTTGACAGCATATCTAATCATACTATATCTGCTCTCAGCGATGTGGGCAGCACAGCAGGTGCAGCCAACGGTGATGTTCTAGGATATGATACTGCTCAACAACAATGGTTACCAATAACACTATCATCAACATTTAATGGTGGAACAATCAGCAATCCATTATTTGTAAACAATAATACCGCAAGCACTTCATCAGTAACTGGTGCGCTAAGAGTATTGGGAGGAGTGGGTGTCGGTGGAGAATTATTTGTTGCGTCTAATATTAATGCTAGATTTAGAGGTGAGCTAAGACTTTGGGACAACGACAACACACAACACATTGGTTTCCGTGCCCCAACTAATGTAACAACAAACACAGTCTGGACACTTCCTGCCACAGACGGAACTATCGGCCAAGTATTGACTACTAACGGTTCCGGAACACTAAGCTGGGCCACAGTAACCAGCGGTGGTGGAGGTGGTGGAGCATCTAATCCACCTGGTGGCGCAGACGGAAATATTCAGTTTAATAACAATGGATCATTTGGTGGCACAGCTAATCTAGTCTGGGATGATGCTACCAATACGCTAGGAACATTTGAATTATATGTTAATTCAACAACAACCAGCACATCTCCTACAACGGGCGCAGTTATCGTCGACGGGGGTGTAGGAATTGGCGGAAGGTTAAATGTCGGAGGTCAAACAAAAGTGACAGCCAGCACAGCTTCAACATCAACAACTACTGGAGCCTTTGTAGTAACAGGAGGTGCTGCCATAGGCGGCAGCGTCCATGTTGGCGGGAATGTAAATATAACAACAAGCCCAACAGATCCATATCATGCAACAAATAAATCGTATGTTGATGCTAAAGCGTTGGCATTTTCAATGGCGTTCGGAGTTTGAGGAAAAATTAAATGGCAAAAAAATTAGTTAAAAATTATGTTTTTACACCTGGTAGAGGTTTAACCTATAACGCTTATCCAGATGCATGGCAAGCGATACACAATAATAGAGATTTTCTTCTTAGCGAAATCACATCTTTCAACACCAACCAGGTTGCCGACGCTACAAAATGTGCTAGAGACCTAGGATACATCATTGATGCATCTGTATTCGATATGGCTCTGGGCACAAATTATAATGCTATCTTCCAAGGACTAGCAGAATACAATTCAGACTACATTTCAGGAACAGTTATTAGAACTATCCAACGAACAAGAGATGAAATGTTAGGCAGAGCGGGTATAACTGGTGTAGCTACTCCTACAACAAGATTGACCAACTATTACAATGAAATTGTAGACATTGCACAAAACGGACGTAACGCTGCCGATGCATACACTTTTACAAATCCATCATTGGGTGTAACAACCAGTCAAATCGCTGCCAAAGACAAATTAGTAGCCAATGCCAACTTCATTGCTGCAGAAATCAATGCATGGGTGGCTGTTAATTACCCTGGTGCTGATCACGATCCTGCAAAATGTTCACGAGACGTCAAGTATGCAGTATATTCTTTTGCCTACGATATCTTATACGGTGGTAACAGTGCTACCTACGACAATGCAAGATTCTTCTTTTATTTCGATCCTGCATTAAATCCTGGTATTGATCCTACACACAAAGCACAAACAGTATCGGCATACGATTATCTGGCACAGATTCTAAGTCAGATCGTGCAAGGAACTTCAATCACCAAAAGCGCAGGCAATGCTTTGACTCAGGTTACTTCTGGAAATAATGC